GCTGGTGTCGGTTAAAATTCTTCTAATTTTTAAATTACTATCTGCAAAGCCGTATGCGGTTTCTGACGATCCAGTAACAATTTGCCAGTAGCCAGACGCAGAAGCAGGATCTTCTTCTGTAGTAAACCCAGGGTTAGTTTCATTCCACACAAAAGCTGCTCGAGGAACTGCTGTGGAATCTACATAGGTTCCTCGATCAATTTCAATACCGGAATATAAAAGACTCACGCCGGGACCGTTTTCGCCATCATTTAAAGTTATGATTCTATCTTTGATTTCTAAGTTAGTACTAGAAACCGCAGTAACATCACCTTGAACTGTTAGATTACCAGTTATAATAGTGTCACCAGATGTTCCGGTATCTAATTTAATAGTACCGCCATCTTTAACTTTAATATTATAATCGCCGTTGACGCGAAAAAACTGTCCCATTGTTAAATCCTAGATTATAGTGCTGTTAACTCAATTTGGTCAGCAGTACTATCTGCAAAATTAGTCATGCGCCATGTGTATTTGGCTCCAGTGAAGCTTGTAATAATGCGCTTTGTAATCTTAGCTACATTAACTGCTGATGCATCAGCACCGCCTGATAGATAAGCAATAATTTGCATTTCGCCGGCAGCACTTGGCGTACCATTTTTCAATACTGCTGTTGTGTATGCTGAAGTTGTACCAATTGAGCCGATACGAGCAACTACAAAACTTTTTGCGCCGCGTTGTTTGATAATAACGCCGTCTGTTCTTAAACTTGCATCATAAAATTTTACAACAATGCCTGCACTGCTGTCGCTGCTGTTAGTACCGTATGTACCAATAACGTTAATACCGTTTACATCTTTCTTTAATGGACGTCCCATTTGTTTCTCCTTAATATGACGTTCTAGGTCTACGCAGTGGGTTTACTGCATAAATCTCTTTGACTCTTTATTTATCCGCGGCTCAGCATAGCCATCAGTTCCAGTTTTTCTACAGTGTCTATAATTTTATTGATAGCATCTATTTCCTGTTGTGCTTTTTCCAAATGGCTTCTACTGTGAGTCTGCCTATGTAACACCATAATTTTACTATGTGTTTGTATGTGCTCGTTGATCATTTTTTCAATTCGTTGTACATCATGTGTAAACATCGGAAAGCGTTTGCGCCATCCGGTAAACTGGGCACGAAGTTGGTCAAAGTCTTTGTCTGATTCTATTTTCACTTGCTATTTAAGTCAAACAAAAAGGCTCCGAAGAGCCTTTTTGGATTTGCGTAATACGCTTGCTGATTAAGCGAAACGTAGGTTAGCGGAAGTTACATCAACTTTAGCTAGGTAGTCAGCTGCGTTACCTAGAGAAGAAGCTGTATTTGTCAACTCAACATAACCATATCGTGTCATGAATGATACGACTGGTTCGAAAGTTGCTGGGTCAAGAACAACACCGCTGCTCATCAATGGAATGTATGGGCAGTAGAATGCTGGAGCATCAGACTCGCTAGAACCTTTGTAACCGATAAGAACGTTATCAGTTGTTGCGTAACCGTTAACATAAACTTTCATTGCGCTGTTCAATGTACCAACAAACTTGGTGTTTGTAGGAGCTTCGAATGTACCTTCTGTTGTTCTTGCGAACGCAGAAGTTGTTGCGCTTTGTAGCAATGTCAATACTGTTGGAGATACAACAGCGTAGTTACCAGCACCACGACGTGTACGCTGAGCGATCAAGTTAGCTGCACGATTGATTTGAACAGCTAGAGCAGCGTGTTCGTCACCAACGAATGTAGCAGTACCAGAAACAGCAGCTTGGTCATAAGTTAAAACTGTACCAGCTAGGCTGTTCAAAGAAGCAATAACTTCTTGGTCGATTTCAGCAGTAATTTCTTGTGCTAGAGCAGCCATGATTTCTGCTTCGATGTCAATGCCTTGTTGGGCTTGTGCATCTTGAGCAGCTTCAAACGTCCAACGAGCTGACAACTTGCGTGTCTTAGCTTCGACGGTTTGTTTCAAGATTTGGATGCTCATTCTGTTACCAGCTACACCTTCAAGAGCGGCTGTAGAAGCAGCTCTGTCAGTAGCAGCAGCACCAGAGTAGCCTTCAGCAATCTTGAATGGGCTTAGTGCTTCATCACCAGCAGTTACATCAGTACCTGATGTGCTGTTGAATGTGTCAGCGTAACGCACACGCAATGTGTGAATTTGACCAACTGGGCCAGTCATTGGCTGGACACCTACCAACTCGTTAGCGATAACGGTTGGCATTACACGTCTGATGACGGGTAGAATAACACGGTTAAGTGTTGCAACGTTGCCAGCGGAAGTAGCTCCAGCAGTAGCACTTTCTGCGAGATACTTGCGGGTATTCTCTAGAGTAGTTGCCATTACTGAACGCTTGTTACCTTGTAGACCTTCTAATAGGGCCTCTTTGGTCTCCGACCAGCGTGACTCGAGTAATTGTGACATAGTAGTTCTCCTTAAACTTTTAGTCCCGCAAGCCTGCGGATGTCAAAAATTTCAGCAGTTTTTTCTTCACTGCTAAATTGTTGTGCCTGATTCTTATCGCCTGTAATTTCTTTGCCTTCGGTCAACGCTTTCTTAACTGGAGTATTACCGCCGTTCATTACTGAAGGAATATACTTGTCATAAGCATTTCTTAATTTGTCTGTTTGAACTGATTCTAACAGTTCACGCATAACTACTTTCTTGTCGCCAGATAATGGGTTTAGCAATTCGCTCATAACTTCTTTGCGTGCCATTGTGTCCTTTGCTGTGCGTAGTTGTGCTTCACGACTTTCTACTAACTTTTGTGTATCTGCAACGATCTTTGCTGCTTCTTCTAATTCTTGTTCTCTTTGAACAAGCACTTTTAGAAGTTTAGCTGTCTCTGATTTCTCATTAAGATGGCTAGCTGCATATTCGCTTGCGAAACTCTCGAATATTCTGCGACCAAAGTCATTTCTGCGGGCTGCTTCAATGTCTTCCTTCAACTGTTTCATTTCAGACTTCAGTCCTTTAGAGACTGTTTCTTCAATGATTTGACTTGAACGAGCAATGAAATCTTTCTTGATAGCTTCAAACTTAGCTTTGCTTTCGCGAACCAATTTAACTTTGGTTTCAGCTAGGTCTTTCTTATCGCTGTGGAATTCTGCGATTTCTTTCGCCAGTGCGTCCACAATAAAAGATTCTAATTGACTAACATTTCCTGCTACCTTTGAACGGTCTTCGTGTAGTTCAGCAATTTCTTTCTGCAAATTGTTCATGATAAAAGATTCCATTGCTTTGGAATCGTCTTTCATCTTTTTTGCATAACGAGCTCTTGCTTCGATTAGTCCTTGGCGGTCTTCGGCTAGTTCACCTAGTTCAGCTGACAAACGATCAGCCAACATAGATTCAACAGCTTCTACCAATGAGGATTTATCGTGCTCATACTTCTGAGCAAATTCTTCACGTAGCATTGCAGTGACTTGTTCACGGTTTTCTTCGATTCTGCCTTGCCAGGCAGACTCAATTTCCGATTTCATATCTTCGGAAATCACATTGTCTTCAAACAATTTTTTAACGAAATCTAGCATGTGATTCTCCTACTGTTATTTGAGACCCTTGATGATCTTCACCAAGCTCTCTGCTATGTATTTCTGTGCCTTTGGGTTGCCTTGAACTTCTTTTGATATGTTTAATGCATTGTTTCCACCTAATGTATTCATTAAATGTTCGTAAACTGGTGTTGGATAAGCTCCCGGGGCGCTGGGTTGTGCCACAACATCTACTGTAATAATTTCAAAACCTTGTACGTTCCCGGATCCATCTACTTCACCAGAACCTCTGCTTGAAACTCCCAACTTGACTCCCGCTTCCAACATGGACTGAATTAACTGCCCCATTGGAGTTGGGAGTATTTTAAGTTTTCCGTAGCCGTTAGGACCATCCATCCACATCTTGGTAATCATATGACTAACACGATCTAGATTGATTTTTAAATCCTGAGGGTGATCAACTTCTCCTAGCACAGAGTATCCGCCAGAGATTTGTTCGTTAAGCGTTTTGACAGCCTTGCCAATCTCTTGCGAAGAATAAATACGTTGATTTGCATTACGGATATCACCCTGAATGCAAATCCCGTTTAGATGCAGCGACTTTTT